CAGAGAAGCGACCTCCAGACTCAAAGGCGAGGTCTTTGATCTTGCTCGTGCCCCTGACATCCGCGTGGATCCCGGTGAAATCACATCGGCCATCGAAGCCATCGTTGAAAAGACCGGCGACCTTCAATTCGCACAGCAGAACATCCGCAACATCGGGCTGGCCATTCAGGCAACTGGTTCCAGTGGCGGCGCCATTGGTGAGATTCTCGCCGAGTTCCAGAAGATGGGCGTCACAGCACCGAAGGAAGTGTTGAAGGCACTGGATACGATGAATGTTCAGGGTAAAGAGGGAGCCTTCACACTGGAAAACCTCGCCGCCCTTGGCCCGCGTGTGATCACGGCATACACATCCATGGGGCGTACAGGTACCGGTGCGCTCAAGGAGATGGGTGCAGCGCTGCAGGTGATTCGTATGGGCACAGGCTCATCCGAGATGGCCGCCACCGCCTTTGAAGCCACGCTGCGCACGCTTGGTGATCGTACCAAGGTGATGAAGCTGAAAGGCAAAGGAATTCAGGTCTTCGATGTGGAGGCCTTAAAACAGGGTAAGGAAGTATTGAGGCCCATCAATGAACTGATGGTCGACATCATCACAAAGACAGCCGGCAAGAAAACTGCACTCTCCGGCATCTTCGATGCTGAAGCGATGCGTGCCTTCAATGCCGCCGCCTCCGAGTTTCAGCGGACAGGAGCGGTTACATCGCTTGAAAAGTTCATGAGCGTCCATGCCGATGGATCAACCACCATCAAAGACTCAGCCCGCGCTGCAGATGATGCATCGCAGGCCATTGAAAACCTTTCAACAGCCTGGTCAAAAATCGCCGACCAATCAGCGATGCCGGTCATCCAGTTTCTTGCGGATGGACTCAATCAGATCGCCGATGGTTGGTATGGCGACAAAATATACGAGCTATTCAATGGCGGACAGAATGCCAGGGACAACGCCTCTTTTGAAAAGACCATCGCAGAGATGAGGGCGCGAAACCATGGATCTACGGCCGGTAATTCGCAGCAGCAGGTCGGTGGCAAGCTGGAAATCTCTGTCTCTGATGATCGGGTCCGCGTCACCAAAATGCAGCAGCAAGGTAATATGGCGCTTGAAGTTGACACAGGCGCCATGCTGGCGGGTGGATAATGGGCTGGCGTGAGCAGATGCAGAAAGGGCTTCTCGCCGGCATTCCGTTCCGCTGCCGCTCTCAGGATACCGAGGGTGGACGTCGTGTAGCCCGTCATGAGTACCCCGGTCGCGATGAGCCATGGGCCGAGGATTTGGGGCGCAAGGCGCGAACCCATAGCCTTGAGATGCATGTCATCGGCACCGACTACATGGCTGGCCGTGATGCCCTGCTTGATGTGCTGGAGCGCGGCGGTGCGATTGAGCTGGTGCATCCATGGCTCGGCAGCATGCATGTGCAGATCGAGACCTACCGCTTGCGTGAGAGCACGCGCGAAGGTGGCATGGCCATCTTCACCCTCACCTTCACCGAAGCGGGCAAGCAGCAGTTCCCATCGGCGACAGCAGACACGGCATCAGCCGTCGATGCAGCCGCCGACAGTGCCGTGGAGGCCAGTGTCGATGATTTCTCCAACACCTTTGATGTGATTGGCAAGCCCGGCTGGGTGGCCGATGAGGCGGTGGCTGTGATGGGCAAGGCAGCCGATGCGATCGATGCCGCTGCAGCTATCCCCGCCATCCCTTCCGAGATCACCGACTTCTATGGCGGGCTGACCTCCCTGCAGGGCTCGCTCAATGCGCTGGTGAGCAAGCCGGCCGACCTCGGCAATGGCATGGCATCGATCATTGGCGGAATCGGCAAGGTCTTCTCCGATCCGGTGCCGGCACTGCGCAAGCTGACAAGCTTCGGCTCTGATCTGAACACGCCCCCATCCACCACCCCCGCCCGCAAGGCACAGGCTGCCAACCAGAGCGCCTCGATCGCCCTGACCAAGCGCGTGGCGCTGATCGAAGAGGCGCGCCAGAGTGCATTCACAACACCGGAGAGCAGCAGTGCTGCGATGGCCAAGCGCAACGATCTGGCCGACCGCCTCGATGCCGAGGCCGAGACGGCTCCAGACGCGGTCTATCTGGCGCTGGTCGATCTGCGTGTCGCCGTGGTTCGCGATCTCACCGATCGCGCCGCCCAGCTGCCGAAGGTGAGCAGCCATACCCCGAAAGCCACCCTCCCCGCCGTGGTGATCGCTCACCGCATCTACGGCGATGCAGGCCGCGCCGATGAGCTGGTGGCCCGCAACAGCATCCGGCATCCCGGCTTTGTGCCTGGCGGCACGCCGCTGGAAGTGATCCATGTCTGAGGCCGGTGTGGAGCTACGGGTCAACGGCGCCAAATACGGCGGCTGGACAGCGATGCGCATCTCTCCCAGCCCGATGACCGAGCTCTGTGGATCGTTCGAGCTGACAGTCACCGATCGCTGGAGCGGTGCGGATATCGCACGGCCGATCAAAAAGGGCGATCTATGCCACCTGTTGATCGACGGCGAGCAAATCATCGCCGGTATTGTCGATGCACGGGTTGTCAGCTATGACAAAGAGTCGCACTCCATCTCCATCAGCGGCCGCGATGCCACCGCCGACCTGGTCGACTGCAGCGCCAAGGTTGTGCAGATGGAGGGGCAGACGCTCAAACAGGTTGCCGACATCATCTGCAAGCCGTTCGATATCACGGTGCATGCCGATACCGATGTCGGCGCGGCCTTCGCCAGCCGCAACGCCGAGGCCGGCCAGTCGGGTGGTGAGGTGCTGTTGGCGCTGGCGGCTCACCGTGGCCTACTGCTCACCACCGACGATCTCGGCAATCTGCGCATCACCAAGCCGAGCAATGAGCGATCTCCGGGCGGCATCGTCTTCGGTAAGAATGTGCTCGCCTGCAATGCTCAGGACTCGGCATCCGATCAATTTTCCGAGTACACCGTGATGCATCAGTATGCACAGAGCGATGAGACCAACGGGGAAGTGGCCACCGAGGGGCGATACACATCCAAAGACAAGAGCGTATCCCGCTATCGTCCGCTCACCATCATTGTCGATGAAGGGGCCGACCTGAAGAAACGGGCCGACTTTGAGCGCAATGTCCGCGCCGGCAAGGGCAAGGCTATCGTCTATACCGTCGATAGCTGGTATGCCGCCCCCGGTGTGCTGTGGAAGAGCAACACCAATGTGCCGGTCACCGATCCGAATCAGGAGCCCAGGCTCGACAACACCCTGCTGATGATCACCAACACCGATTTTATCTGTGATGAATCCGGAACCCGCGCCGAGCTGACGGTGATGCCGAAATCGGCGCTCGATGTACTGGCCGAGCCGGAGGCAGACTCATGGGGATGATGGACAGGCTGCTGGAGCCAATCCGGCGCAAGCTGCGTTTGATGGTCACCCGTGGCGTGGTCAAGCTGATCGATGATGCCAGGGGGCTGCAGGAGCTGCAGGTCTCAGGGCTGGCCGGCGAGCTGCTCGATCTTGTGGAGCGCATCCAGAATTATGGCTTCACCTCCAATCCGCACTCTGAGTCCGATTGCTTGATCCTCAATGTCGGCGCTGACCGATCGCGTGCGATCGTGATCGCGGTTGATGATCGCCGCTATCGCCTCCACCTGGTCAATGGTGAGGTGGCCATGTACGACGATCAGGGGCAAGCCGTGAAGCTGCTGCGCACCGGCATTGTCATCGATGCGCCAAAGGGAACCATTCACAACGGGGACATGGACATCAGCGGCAACCTCACCGTCGACGGCGATATATCGGCAAGCGGGAAGGTGAGCGCGGCAACAGCAGCCATCACCGGGAAGCTTGACGCCGGCCAGCTCGTCATCAATGGACTCGATTTCGCCAACCATGTTCATGGTGGTGTGACAACCGGCGGCGCCAGCACCGGAGGCCCAGCGTGACAATTTTTCAGGATAGAAAAATTGCACGGTCTTCCCGCCTGAAGGGTCGAGCACACGGAGGTGTGAGATGACGGATATCGCACTGATCCGGAAAGAGAACGGTCTGCTCGATATCGAGATGGGTGACTACGATCTCACCTCCGATGCGGGGCTACGCACGGCGGTGCTGCTCTCGCTGTTTGTAGAGCGCACGGCGCTGGGCGGGGATGAACTGCCGGATGGCTCAACTGACAAGCGCGGCTTCTGGGCCGATCCCGAGATGGGTTCACGCCGCTGGCTTCTCTCCCGTGAGAAACTGACTCAGGACACCGACAACAGTCTGCGCGAATACGATCGAGAGGCACTGCAGTGGCTGATCGATGACGGCATTGCCACATCGATTGAGGTGACCACCACCCTCGCCCCGCCGGCGCGCATCGATGAGCTGATCATCATCACCCGCGCCGATGGCAGCCGCTATGAAGAGACATTCAACATCACACTGGAGGGGGCTTAAATGTCGATCACAAGACCTGACCTGACCACCATTCGCAACCGCATTCAGGCTGATATCGAGGCGCGCCTTCCCGGTGCCTCACCACAGCTGCGCAACACCCTTCTCGGCATCCTATCCTCGGTATTCGCGGGCGGCATGAACGGCATCTATGGCTACTATGAGTGGATCTCGAAGCAGCTGCTTCCGGACACCGCCGATGCCGAGATGCTCGATCGCCACGCCTCGATATGGGGGATTGTGCGCAAGGCGGCAGCGCTGGCTCAGGGCAATGTGACATTCCGGCACCAATGGATCTGTGATCGCCGCAGGAACGCTCCTGCAGCGCAGTGATGGTGTTCAATTCTCCACTGACGCCGAGGGCACGATCGCAGCAGGCACTGCGCTGGTCGCTGTCACCGCTGTTGAGCCCGGCATTGATGGCAACAC